GTATCATCTACTGTTACAGCTAAAGCTACGTAATGATCGGGGAACTTCAAGATTTCTTTTTTATTGCTATAGCTCGTTTCAACATATTTACTCATTTTTTAATTACCTCCATTACTCAAAATAAGATGCTCGTGCTTTATCTAAGCTCTCATTACCCTTAGCGAAATCAGCTAGGCGCTTACCGAAATCATCTGTCTGTCCTTTGTTGTCTCCATTGCTTCTTGTCCCTTCAGCAGGTTGTGCTCCTTTAAACTGAAATCCTTTATCTTGTTGTTTTTCGACAAATAAAAAAGCCTTGCTCTCACGCAACGCCTTAACTTGATCATCAAGACCGCCTTTTAATGTGCCGTCTTCATTGATCTCGATTTTTGATTTGTCTAGGAGACCAGCAATAAGATCAGGGTCATGGGCTTCATTTGCTAAAGCAAGCTTGATAGCTGTAGACACTTGCATATCTTTGATCTTTGCTTGATATTGCTCATCTTTTGTCTTGTTATCGTTTTGTAGTGTCTCGATTTGTTTTTTCAAGTCCTCGTTGTCTCCAACACTCTTTTTTAAGTCAGTCAATTGCTTATCGCGGTCTTTCAAATCTGTCTCTAGTTGCTTTTTAGCCTCGTTGACCTCATCAAACCTGTGTTTTGGTACATATCCCTTGTACTTTTCTTCAACGCCTCCCATGATCTTAGTAATTTGCTCTTCGCTAAGACCCATGCTTTTCAACAGTTCTTTCAAGTCCATGATATCCACCCTTTCATCTACGCTTTTTACCCCGGTTGCGTCCGGTGATGTCCTGTTCTTTTACGCCGACAGTACCGAAACGGCTAGTTATTCACATATTTCTCTTCCCATTGTGTATAAGCCATATCTCCTGGTACGTAGTACTGTTTACCTTCTTGATCTCTACTAAAGCGTTCACCTACGTTAATTTCATCATTAAAGTAAGGAACAACAGTTGTTCGGCAGTTCGGATGGAATGGGGGATATGTAACCCCAACTTCTTGTTCGCTTAGTCTGAACACTTTACCGTCAAGACTCCGGCAAATTCTACTTGTTCGACCATCTAAAGAGGCTAAAATCTCATATTTTCTAACCACTCCACTTGCCTGATAACCATCCATAGTAGCTTGATGAGTGATGTAACTACTCTCTGTTCTTACAATCCTTGCTGCATGTGAATAGGAAACATTCATCCGATCTGATAATGCTTTTGCTGTCTTATCAGAACTATCTCCGCGAATAAACGATTGAGAAAGCAACGTTTGAATCTCGGAGAGCAATTTGTCTCGATTGCTCCAGATGCGCTCGCTGTAATTGCCATCCTTCCAGTTGATTTGCAAAGTCTTCTCTAACGATTCTTTATCTACTCGAGCAAAAGAAACACCTATACCCGTACCTTTTTGTATTTCAAATAAAGTTCGGTAATAGGTGTTTGTATAATTCCCTTCCAGAAGCTCCTTAGTGCCTTTCTCTTGCTTTGAGGTTAGTTCCTCGACTGATTGCCTTATCTGGACTAAAAGAGTCTCTAAACGGCTTACACGAGTTTTGTAGTAGACGTTGTTCAGTTCCTTGGTCCAACGACCATCTATGTTACCCTTAGCTTTAGCTGTAAACTCTTCTAGCGTCATTTTGAACTCTTTCATTTCGCTACCTGTAAGTAGTTTACGGGCATGTGCTAGACTAATTTCATTGTTGTTAGCAAAGCGCTGATAGAACACCTCAATGTCTCGCTTAATACTTGCTATAGCTCGGTCATACTCATTTCTAAGTTGCTCTGCATATTTATCAGCCTCATCAAAAGACAACTGCGCTATCTGTTCACTACGCTTTTGCCAATAACTACGCGGTGGCTGTTTGCGCTTTTTCATTCGTTTTCATCCTTAGGAGCAAAGTCAGCATATGGATCTGATTCAGCCATCATGTTTTCATGCTCTCGCTTTCTCCTAGCTAACTCTTCTTGCGCATTAGTTGTCCATGGGTGGTTAGCGACAATTGTTTCGTTAGATAAGATGCCCACACTATCCTTTGCGTTCGTTATCGCATCCGTTTCGTTGATCAGAATATCTCGGTTAAAAATGAATTCTACTGTTTCGTCAGAGAAGTCACCGCCACCAGTATTACTAATGTGTTGATCAATGAACCAACGTAGATGCTCCATAGATGCTTGGAACTCTGTCTCAAGCATGTTGGCATCCATATCCAAGTCAGCATAAAGGAATTTCAATGCGATTCCTGAAGGGTCATTTCCGAAGTTATTAGACTGCGTATCAACACCACGTCCGAACTCATAGATGTCTTTTCTATTCATCTCCATATGAGTTCTAAACGCCTCAGTATCAATCGGCAAGCTAATGGTTTCTACTCCACCATCATCCGTTACTTTAACAGCACGATAAGCAGCTAGGTTGTATCGAAACTCCCCTAAGTTGGTACCGTCATAGTTCCTCAACACATAAATGCTGTTCGGCATATCCTCTAAGTTGTTAGCGTTATCTGATTTACGATAGTCATAGTCATCAATGAGTGATTGAATAAACTTGATTAAAGGTATTTCCTCATCGTTATACTTGAAGCAGATGAACGGTACTCGCTCCCAGTTTAGACCTAGCTCTTTACCTGCTCCACTCATGACAACAAAATGACTACCTTCGTCACCTATTTCTACATCTGGTATGAGTTGTCCATCGTATACATACCGTTTAACACCTTGAGTGTCCCAGTATTCCACTCTCTTGATAAGCTTCTTCTCTTTACCCTCATAAGCTTCAACCTCATAGACTCGGATAACAGCGTCCAGTTCAGTGTGTTCGCTATCTCTCCACATAGGAATGACTTCTTCACTGGGAATACGCTTGAATGATAGCTTTCCTGCCTCGTTATAGTAGACCTGGAGCCACGCTTTCCCTTTGTTGATAGATTCTTTGCCAACGTTTTTGAGAGTGCGCAAAAAAGCCTTGCCAATGTATTCCCCCAGCAAGGTTTGGTATCTGTTGTTATTTGTTTGTACGCTCATTGGTTTAGAAAGCAGATAGCCAACCTTTTGATCTGCTAGTTTCCTTGCGAAGTTGTGTACAAGTTTATTGTTAGCTAGATTCTTATCTTCTACCTTACCACCATCGCCAATTACTTCTCGTTTCCTGTTTAAAATCTCACTGTCACCGCGATAGTATTTATCACCCTTGATCATAAGCTCACGGACTTCTGACGTTTCCCACTCATCTACTTCCCGTTGGATAAACTCTTCTAATGTTATTCCTGACTTAGCGCCATCAGCAATTATTTTGTTAATTCGATCTGTTTCGGTAAAAATCATATGGCCCTCCTTTCTAGTAAATGAAACTGATCCACCTTTTAAGTCTGATACCTCGTAATCATCTAGCGCATACCAAATAGCCGATAACGTATGAGGGTCAATGGTGAACTCATCTTCGAGAATTTCCCCTTGTTTATCGACTGCAAATGTCAGTTCCTTCAATTCCTCTATGGTGTTTGGGCATTGATCAGAACAAATGATCTTTTTAAAACGTTTGATCTTCTTTGTGTACTGTTCACGGGAGCCTTGGAACTTTTAGCTGCCCTCATGTTGAATCCTTTTTGACGGAAGAAACTAATGGTTTTCGGCTCGGCGCTATCAGCCTTAATAAGCTCACCAGAACGTCTAAACTCATCTATTTCCTCTGCCGTCTTATCATCTGTTATTTTATTTTTGTAATACTCCCAGTAGATATAAAGAATCTTCTCCCCGTGATCCACCGCAAGCCGTAGCAGCGCATTGTAGGATGTTTGAAAACCAAAGTCCATCCCTGCACGCAAGATAGGTCTTCTAATCCTCTCGATAGCCTGCATAACTTCGCTGTGTGGACGCGATTGAAACTGAGGGAATACAACTACACCATTCACACCAAACTCCCCTTTACGAGCGATTCTGTGTAAATCAGGGTCATGTATTTTCAACTCATCTAACTGCTCAATATAACTGGCTGGCAGAAATAAGTTATCATCAGCAGTTGAGTGATGATAATACGTGTCTTTTACAACCAATACCCTTTCCTTGTATAAATCTTTGTCATCAAGGATAAAATGTTTTGCTTTGGTGTTCTTGAAAAAGTGTTTGAAACACCAATTGGATGTGCTTACTGGATTCGTTGACAAGATCATGTGTAATTTCAACGTTGGATGTCTAAGCCGCCCTAATAACTCTTTAAACCCGTCATATTTAACTTCTGAACACTCTTCAATCCAGATGATTGAGACATTATGAATGGATTTCAATTTAGCAGGCTTGTCCATTCCTTTGAATATGATCTTGCTGCCGTTAGGAAAACGAATCTGCATAGGGGATGTTACAAACCTTATCTTTTCATCAAGTCCTAGCTCTATAACGATATCCTCAAATAATGTGAAACAAGAGTCTCTAATAGTATCGTAGACCTCACGGATAACTAGTGCAGTTCGTTTTTCTTCTAAAAGCTTCAGAATTAGCTTTAAGGCCACATGATAGCTCTTAGATGAACCATACCCACCTACAAGAAAATAAAACTTGTGATCCCAGTTGAACAAAAATTCCTCAAAGTGCGGATTAACCTCTTTTTCAACCATTATCCCTCACCCTTTCGCTTGATGAGGATTTCAATAGATTTATCATCATCTTTGGAAGTCTTTTGTTCCAGGACAGCTATTTCACCTTTCAGTTTTTGAACACGCAAATGCTGTTCTTCGGTTGCTAGTGAACTGTTAAGCATCTCTTCATAACGTTTAATCAAGCCTTGTAGAGTTGCCATAGCCCTTGATTGGGCATTTAGGAATGTAGCTTGTTTATCCCAAGCATGTTGGTATTCCCACTCTTCTTCTGTTCCGAACATACCAGGCTTTTCTTTTTTTAATACCCTTGTCTCATCATCCTGATCACGCACAAACATAATACGTTGCGCTCTTACTATCGCTGTGTACTGGATAACGATGTTTTCCCAAAGCATGTCGATAGGAGACTTGGTTTCTATCTCCAGCATGATATCTGCTGTTTCTTCTGGGAAATATTTGCGGAAGAAGCCATGGGTTACAGCGTTGCTATTTCCTTTTGGAGCTGATCCTCCACGATTGCCTACGGCGTTTTTATTCCCTTTTGGTGCGCTAACTCGATTAGTAACGTTACTATTAGCATTGGTAACGTTACTATTGAGCTTTGATTCCCATTGGTCTTGATTTTTCCACTTACGTATTTGTGAATCACTTATCCCAAGTTGTTCCGCAATGTCTTTCAAAAGCATGTTTCCGCCACTTTCGAGATACATTGTTTCGGCTTTTTCTCTATTTGGACTTCTTGCTCTAGCCATTTACATTATCACCACCACCTATTGAGTTTGTTTTGCAAAAGGAAAAGGGATTTTGCTAAGTCTGATGACAAAGACAAAATCCCTTTATTGAATTATTTATTAAAATATATATACCCTCTAATTCTAGGGGAATCATAATGATGCTTTGCGATTATCTTGTAAGTTCCTCTTTTGATATTTGGCATTTTAATACTATTACTTCCGTGATAATCTCCATGCACCATTTCAGCTATTTTTTGATCACCTACGTATAAATATAGTGTTCCTCCTTTCACTTCACCACTAAAACTTAAACCACCTGTAGTTGTAACTGTTGCTAATTCTACTTTTCCAGAAGTAATAGCTCCACTATCAACCCATACTTTATCATCCGCCATTACTTGAAGTCCAGCGGTCTCCGCATTCTTAGTTTCAATTGTGTTAGTTGCCAAAACAGGCGAAACAACTACGGAACACATTAAAGCAGTAGAACAGAGAGTTGTGAGAACTTTTTTCATAAATATTTTCCCCTTTCAGCTCATTAAATACATTATTATGGTAATATGGAAAAATATGTTTAACAATACGTTTTTATTTCGCCATAATTTAACAGCAATTTTTTAATATAATTACGGAATTACAGTCCATACTTTCTGCCACTCACTTCAAGAGACTTGGTAATTTCATCATTTATCTGTTCTATCACTTTGGTAGAAACCGCATCTGCACATTGAGCAGTCGTTACATTGAAAGTCGGTGATACTGTTACGGTATTCCTTTTGCTTGTACAAACTTCATTTCGTGCTATAGAAGCATTTGCCCACATGATAGACTGCTCTAAATTAGTCATGGCTAGTGATTTCTCACGACTATTAGGACATAGTTCTTCAATTAAATATGCCAACTGTTTTGCTTTCTCGCGTAACGCTGTATATTTCTCTGGCTGCCCTTCTTTTGGAGAATGATACATAAAGGTATTTTCGATTTGGTGATTCAAGATAATCCCTCCACTGAGTTTGTTTTACAAAAGAAAAAGCACCGCAGTGGGTGCTTATGTGCCTAATTAGATTCTTAATACAATACTTCCAATTCAAACTCATTTAAATTAAAAATTTCTTCAAAAGATTTCCCATCAATTCTAACTTTATCAATAAGTTCTTGAGGGGTGGTAAAACACACACTGTCCTCGTAAAATTTGCAAAAACAAAAACCGTTTTTTGTATTCGTAATTGAATAATCGTCTCCCTTATATTTAAACTCCACTTCTCTCCCGTCTAGTAAATCCGATTTAAATTGCTTGTATGTATAGTCCATTACATATCTCCTCACAAAATAGGGATATAAATCAATCTAAAATCAACTCAATAAAGTGAATGCCTATTACCCTTTATACACTAAATTAAAGAAAAGAACCACCATTTAGTGGTTCTGGTACTTCTAGTACCCATCTCCTCTTGGAGGAGTATTCTTCCAATTCCAATCATGTCTATGAGGTACTTTTGGATGCTCTTTTGGGTTTCCATGATTAGTATAGTCAATATCCATATCGGCTTTACCGGTGTGATCATAGTATCTACGTTGCACTAACTCACCTTTTTTAACTAAATCTTTTGAAGAAAAACTATCTCCTTTAGTCGGCAAAACTCTTTTATCATCTACAACTTCATGATTGTCAGTTTCCTCGCCTTCTTCTTTTGCATCTTCATATCTTTCCAATAGATACATATAAAGAGTGAGACCAGTTGCTTGTGCCGTATTAGGCGTCAAAGTAGGTAAAACAGCACCAAACAACATTGCGACAGTAAAGAATAGTGCAAAAATCTTTTTCATAATTTTAACCTCCATTTATAAATTTTACCATGGTAATTATTGATTATAATGGTAAATAAAATTTAGTAAAGTTAAAAGAGTATAAATATAATTAAAAATATTAAATTTTTTCCCGCGAATGAAACTCTGCTATTTCTTGCTTAAACTGTCGAGAGAGCTAGAAATAAGGGAATGCAATATTTTCAGCTAACACATTTGCATATGCTTATTATTTGATACTCCCTACCCCTCGCTATACAAAAAAGCCACCCGATTTATCGAGTAGCCTTTTTGTTATTTATCAGTTTAACGGACAGTTGAAGATTTTCTGTATTTTTCATCTGGGTCAATTCCATCAATATAATCTTGAACAGTACATATCTTGTGCAAACGATTATCACTATCTGGTCTACCTGGCTTGATATTATGCTGTGGTATATTGGTTGTTGTTGAATAACCACACTGAGTTACCAAATAATTACCGACCATTTTTCTTATTGCTGATAACCCAAACTTTTTCCAGCCTACTATACTAACAAATGGTTCAGTATCATCATTTTTATAAGCAGAATAATTACCACTGTTGATGTCACCAACTATCCTTACTTTCTCCATAGCAGCAACCCCTTTCGTACATATTATATCCTCTATTATACATGGGGTTTTGCCTTACTTTTTTAATGTTTCATATTTCCACAAAAAATATATTCTCTTTTAAAGCAACTTGTTTTCGCTCATATTTACCCTTCTATATATAGGTAGCTTTTGCATGACAAAAAAGCTACTCATCAAGAGTGACTTCTTTCTTATATGACATACTTAAAACAAACGTACAGACCGAGCAATATGCTCATTCTTATAGCGATCCTGCCAATGTTAGCAGGAAACCGTGAGGTTAGTATTGCTGCTATAAAACCTGGTATAGCCAAGCATAATATCACTTTAACAAGCATCCCGAACACAGGCCACATATTTACACTAAAATCCAAATCTTCCACAACCTTTCGTCCCAGTTAAAGTACAAAAGGCTAAAATATTTGTCAAGCATGAATAGAAATATCCACCCGATTTATAAGGTAGCCGTTTTACCCTTCTACTTATAGTGGGCTTTCGTATGACAAAAAAGAGCCTATCCGACAAGGAATAGGCTTGAAACTACACGATTTGCAATTTTATTTTGTGCCCGTGTTACCAGTGTTTGTACACTACTCTTCGAAATACACAAAAATCTAGCCGTTTCCTCAAATGAAAATCCTTCACCGTGGGTAAGTATATAGCACTCTCTTTCTCTAGCTGATAGGCAACACAACGCATCCTCTAACTGTTCTTTTTCCCACTCTGTAAGGTTGCAAGGACTACCTGCCGTGCCTCTATAAACAAATGCCTGCATTCTTAATGGATCCACCGGCTTTTCTCTTTCATAGGCTGCTCTTCTCTCAATCCCGCGTTTACTTTCTGGTCTACGTCCCGTCTCCAGCCATTCAATTACATACTCTACATCGCTAATCATTTCAGAGAGGTAGCGTTTTTCTGAATCATCAAGAACTGTCTCTGTTGCTCTTAGATCAGCGTATGCTTTTTTCAATTTTTTTCTTGTCTCTTTGTACTCTTTTAAAAGTTCTTGCATTGTGTTCATCTTCCATTCCCCCTCATCAGCGCTCATGGTATAATAGTTTTACGAACGCATGTTGCTCCTGATGAAGGGGCTTTTTTTATTTTAGTTCCTAAATAATTACAAATATGTTATACTATTTTCAGAACATTCTATAATCTCTTGTGTTTGGAGGTGATACTATGAAAAAGTTTCTAGTAGTAGCTATGCTAGCTTTATCCGTTGTTTCTATTTCTAGTGCTGCTTTTGCTGCTGAACCACAAGGTTGCATGGGGAACCGTTTTTGTCATGAACCATGGTAAAGTTCAATATTGTATTAATTAACCTGGGGGTACTTTATGTACCCTCTTAACTACTTCAGTCTCTCTGCTCATTGGCTTCTTCCTTTCTCAACTGCGTAACCTGAGATACATACTTCTCAAAATTCTTCTCTATCCGTTCCTTGGCAATTTGAATCGACTTTTTATACCGGTCATGGCAAGCAATTTGAATTCCTGCTGCAACATCCGATACAACCCACCAACCACGATAATGAGCAATAAAGAACTCATATCCACGGTATTGAAAGGCTTGTTCAGCAATAATACTTTCCCATTCTGGTTTACCGTCTCGAATAACCCTTATTTTGTACTCCTTAGGATTTTTCAGCTTCCTGATCGGTTGTTCCTTTGATTTTCTGATCCTGCGTTTTCCACGTTTACGCTTTGGGATACTTTCGTGATTGAGTTCAAAATACTGACGGTATTGTTCCATGTTAATGCCTGTCCAATTTTGTAGCTCTGCGATAGTTTTATCGTAGTGCTTCCCATGCTCTTCCCCAAGTTTCATATTGCTCCAGTTGTCGATTTGGTCGTACCACCACGGTCGAAACTCTGTAATGTATTTCTTATAGATATAGTCGTCAATCGTTTTATCAACGCATCGGAAGTGGACTGGTTTTAACTTAGTAAAATCACCACTGTTAATCTGACGAGCAACTATTTTTAAAATCTTTTTACGTTGTCGGCTCTTCATTCCGCATCCTCCCTTATCACAAGTAATGGTTTGTTAAATCGCTTGAACAATATAAATTTCTTTGATGTGTGATTTTCCTATGTCGTAACACTTCGACCCTTGGCACCATGAATTCTTTTTCTTGTTGTAAACCAGTTCATCGTAGTGGCTAAGATAAATCCAATGATCTGTGACAATTACCCTTCCATCTTCATGAACCAAAATGATAGGTACGCCTCTTGTCCATTTTTTACACCCATGATGAATTTCAGAGGTTCTTGGATCTTCATATTTCGTCATTTCCTCTAGTTTCTCGATTTTGATTAGGTTGACCATTCTCGCTAACCTCCTACTTATCACAGCGTGTGATTTGTTAAAAATTTTGAATGAAACTGTAACTAATTACCATTACCTTCGTCCATATTAGTGGAAGCATTATCAGGACTTGAATCGGAGGTAATTCATTTTGAACAAAAAACTTTTTAAATCTGGAAACTTAATAGTTGTTCTGCCTCTCTTATTTGCACTTTTAATTCCTGCAAGTTTTTTACTTGGCCCATCACCAGCCCAAAGAAATGAATTTGGATGGAACTTACAAGCCGGTTCTGCCAATGGAATTGTAGCCAAAACTCCAATTAATGTAGCGAGCAATTTGTTTTACAATGATAGGCCGTTACGGAATGCACTTGTAAAAGTAACTTACATTGACAATAACCAAAATGTGAACTTTGTAATGCAACCTTATGAGGATGGATATGAAGGGACAGTTTTCTTCCAAGAACCAGGAAAATATACCCTTCGATTTTCTGTAGAGAAAGGATATATTATAGGTTCAGAAGATTGGGAAATTGATGTAAAAGAGTAAGAATCAACTTCACTTCTTACACTTCTCGATGAGAAGTGTTTTTTCCATTGTGTTCAGCAACCACTTCCATAGCAGCTTTGCAAATAGCTTTTTCCCTAGTTTTTCCTGTACCTTCAAACATTTTTGGATAATTAAGATTCCCGTCTATAAGCTTAAATATTGCAACCCATCCAACCTCACAACCCAAAAGCTCAAATATATAAAAATGGCTTAGTAGCTTATCTACCACTTCAAAGGCATCTGCCAGGCTGTGCAGAGGATTCCAGAAGTTTACTGGCTTTATCTTCAAACCTTCTCCATTGATCCAATATTCTGCGTAATACGGTAATCCAACATCGTTGTTCGGTAAATTCTTTTGCTCCCACCCCATAACCTTAGTTGCCAGTGTTACAATGATCTGTTGTTCGGTCATTGTGATTCCTCCCTAACTATTTTGTTAAGCGAGTTCCTCAACCTGATTTATGTGTTAACTTGCATCAAAGTACACTTCATATTGCTCTTCACACTCTTCACACTCTTCACACTCAATGACATAGATTTTTCCGCATTCGTCCATGTCAAGTTTGTTTTGTTCATGATTGCAATACGGGCATTGAACATGTGTGTAAAGGCTTGCCACTTCAGTATCTGCATATGTGCAATAAATCCGTTCCATTTGTTGCCCTCCTATTTTTGTCCCAAATGATCTACTGGTCATTGTGTTTTCTCCCTAACTATTGTGATAAGCTGCTTTCCTTCGCTTTCTTTTTATCCTCGCTGTGATATGGACATTTAGTTGTGAAAGCCGAAATCAATGCTTTGCATTCGGAACATCTGTAGACTAAACTCGACTCGCTTTCAAATCTTGTTCTTGTCACGGTAAATCCTCCTTTCCTCCCTACACTCTTTGCTTTGTAAAGATAAAACATACTGTGACCCCTTTTGGATAACACTAACCTTATTCTTAATGAGGAGGGATTTGCATGGATGAAACAACAAACAAAGGTGACTTAAAGAACCAAGAGAAAACTTTAAAAACTAAGGGATTAGCCAATGCTGAAAAAGAAGGAACACATACAAAAACGGTCAAGTCCGAGATGATCCGCGCTGAAAATGCCGATAGCATTTATGAGTAACGCGTCAGGTGACTAAGTCGTCGCGGAATCAGCAATTTTTAAATGATCATATCGTGCCGTGTAGCCGATCTGCTAGGCTAATTCGAAAGTTTCGACTACACAGCATCCCTTTTGAAGTTGAACCTATCCCAAACAGCGATAACGTTCGGTTTGCGTTTCCTGATCTACCTGTGCGGCAGTATCATGTCGTGCATTTAGTGTTTGGTGAAGCTGGCTCACCCTTACATTGAAAAGCTCATCTGACCTGCAGCTTGTTTATATCGCTCGAATTTTAGCTCTCTACCCGATCCAGCGCACAGCTCTGGTAAATTTGCTTTGACCAGGTGTTTTGCAAACGGTGGTGGAACTGAGTTTCCACACCTTGCTACTTTTGATTTCTTTGTTTGAGACTTCCCGTGAATATCTCGATCAATAATGTATTCTGGCTGAAACCCTTGTGCGGCAAAGAGTTCGTGCGGTTCTAACATTCGCATCCCGATATCAGTAATTCGATTGTTTTGATAATGAACTGTAACTAAACCAAATCTATCTACCGTTGTGATTGTGTGTAACGGCTTTGTGCAAGATTGTCCTGTGTCCGAACCGTAGTATTTCATCAGAAAAGCTTTTACGTGGTTAGATTGCTCGATCTGCTGTTCTGCAAAGTACACAGTCACTAGCGCATATCGGTTCGAGGTATCAAGTGTCATAATTGGTTTATCTAAAGCTTGTCCTCTAGCTTCATTTGCTGTGGTTTCTGTGTGATACTGAGCAAGAAAGGCTGCTACTCGAATCTTATGATCTTTATTTTTGGCTGGAATAGGAGCGAGAAAAGGCATTTCGGGTTCTACTACAAACTTTCCAATCCCCCGCCCAATCCGACGCATTGTATTTTCTTTCAGTGGCCTTTTTCTTTCAAAGATTGATGGGGGTTGTATGGCCCAATCAATTACCTCAGCAACTGGCCGCCATGGTTCCAGCCTACCTGCCTGAACTTCTAGGCTTCTCGGATCACCATGCGTTGGTTTAGGCCATACAATTGGACGCCCATCACAACGGGCTATCATAAAAAATCTTTTTCGAATAGTAGGAGCGCCATAGTCGCAAGCTCTAAGCTCTCGCCAATCAACCTGGTACCCTTGCCGTTTCAACGCATTCACGAATGAGTTAAACGTGTGTCCTTTTTTCTTTAGGTCTGGTTTCCCATCTTTAAGCAATGGCCCCCATGTCTTAAACTCTTCCACGTTCTCCAGAATGATTACCCGTGGTTTGACTGTGGCTGCCCAACGTAGTGCAACCCAAGCCAGCCCTCTAATACTCTTTTCTTTGGGCTTTCCACCCTTGGCCTTACTAAAATGCTTGCAATCTGGACTCAACCAGCAAAGTGCTACAGGTCGCCCCTTCACTGCTTCTACAGGGTTTACATCCCAAACTGATTCACAATAATGTTCCGTATCCGGATGGTTCACCTGATACATGGCAATTGCATCTTCGTCATGATTGATGGCAATATCAACGCTCCGTCCAGTAGCCAGCTCAATTCCTGTTGATGCACCACCACCGCCAGCAAAGTTATCAACTACGATTTCCCTGAGAGCAGCCCCCATCAATCCCCACTCGCTTTCTCCGCCCACTCTCGCAACGCCTGAGCCTCGTCAATCTCTATCCATGTAAAGCCGTAGCCCATCAATATCCACTCTCCTGACGTTGTATATTGATTTGCCATTTATCGAGATAGGCTTGTACCATATCTTCATAAGAGATACCAAGTCTTTGTTCTCCAAGGTTATAGAAGATGAAAAGTGATGCTCTAAAATGTTCGCGTCTGTGTTGAAAAACATCTTTTGGTTTATTCGCGAATATCTGATCTCCGATGATTTGACCAACATTCATCAGCAGTTCAGTTAAAAGTATTGTTGTTTCTCCTTCCAACTGGTCTTCCCATGCATATAAGTCATCTGTTGATAATCCAAGTTGTCTTGCTATGCTAAGGAAAAAGTGTAAGCAGTCAACGTATTCCTCAAGAAGTGGCCTAGCCTCTACACCGGTTCCGTCACAATATCCGCATATATCTACCTGTACGAACTTTCCTTCACCTTTGCATGCATGGCATTTTCTCTCGTAACGTGGTTCCCGATTCTCTGACCAATGCTTAAACCCACGCCATTCATTCGCTAGTTCGCAAATCTCTACTTGTAAAGCAAGCACTGTATTATTTAGCAACTCTTGCTTTGGCAATGTATCTAAACCTTTCTTCTTGATGATGTAATCATCTAGCTGCTTTTGTTTTTCAAAGAGCGTCTCTAGGCTAATTTCCATCAGTGTCCATCTCCTTACGAATGACTTGTTTCTGCCAATCTATTTGCTCTTTGTTTAATATTTCTTTAACTATTTGATTGTCCTGTATATCCATTAAGGCTCACTCCTCTTGATTTATTGAGTAGTTCTAGCTAACGTGCCCTTTCAAGCAACTCCCATCATCCGATCTACGTATACCAGGTAATCCAGTGAGGCCCTTTGAGATTTCTGAACCAAGTAAGCGTAAACTTCGAACTCATCATAAGGTATGCTTTTCCGACCTCCTAGACGGGCGTTAAGCACGTACATTTGAATGAATGAGTAAGGGACAAAGTAAACCTCCCTCTTACTTGCAAACTCGATTAGAAAGAAGCACAGGGCGCCATTTAATTCCGTCTTTGCCAAATGTTCTAACTGGTGATCACCGATGTTTGCTAGTGAAAAGCTTGTATGACTCTTAGTAGACTTTGCCTCGAAATAGATGGCCCTGCCTTTGTATACTCCGTAATAATCGACTGTAGATTTTGAACCATAAACAGCTTTCTTGATGTTAGTCCCTTCTGTTCTCAACACCTTTACAGGAGTGTGGAGTTTTTTAATTACTGCAATATCTTTTCGTTCGTATTGCTTATTTGCTAGCTCTAGCATTTGCTCAAATACCATTCCTCTATTTGCATAGCTCGTGTTCATTCTCATGCTCTCCCTCCGTTTGCTCAAGATTCTTTCAATGCTTCACTTGCGATTATCCAGCAATTTTTCTGTAAACGTCCCCAAGTCTTTCATAATTTGAATATCATTTATTAAGATGGTTTTCATGGAACCTCCATTTGAAGTCTAATGCTTAAAATCCCATGCCCCTAAAAAGGTAGAGGGCTTTTTTTGCCTTCTCCAGTAGCTCTGGATTTTCGTAGATATTACCGATTACTTCAAGGAATTCGTGATAATCTCTCAGATCGTCAATATCGGGTCCATGCCAATCAACAATAATACTTCCATATGAAAATTCCACCGTTCCTGTTGCTGGTTCACTTCGACTAAGAACAATATCACCTTCATAAATCTCTTTACCGTTCTTGTCATAGAGTCCGGTGTATTGGCGTAACTTTGCTCCATTTGTACTTTTCCAAACAGGAAGGGTCACTGGCTCCCCATTAAAAATGCCTTCTTCCATGGTGGAAAACGTCTCTAGCCCGATCTTGTTATCCCAACCTGTGCAGATTCTAAATTGCGTTCTTGGGTACCAATCTGAGATCATTTCACCATCAAACCAAGCCTGATACTTTGCCTCTCGCATCTAGTGCCTCCCATCTAGCTTGAACCTCTGCCAAGCCCTTCTGATAATCTGTAAGACTGCCCTCTAGGATTCTTCTGGAGTAGTCATACTGCACATTTTTGATATCTTCTTCTAACTCATGGATATAATTTTTAAAGTAAGTAATTTGTATAGCTAATACTGCTTTCTCGTTGTTCATTTCTACGCTCCTTTGAATCCAGCGAACATGTTCATCTGACCATTCGCCTCTTCAATTTCCCGAAGCAATTTGCCACGTGGTGTCCATCTTTGTAAAAACTCTTTTGCTTTTTCGAAATCTTTAGTTGCAGTGTTCCGGTAAGAGTTAACTGCAAAATATTCCTGGTACTCATTCCATGCTGCTTTAAACACTTTGAACACGATTTGTTTATATGCTGGACTTTGTTTACCACCGATAATCTCCATCACTCTGCGCTTGCAAAGCGAATTTAAAACTTGCTGCTGGCTGTAATCTACTGTCTTTGTTTGCTCAAGATTGAACAATCTATTTTCGATTTCTACCGTCCGTTTATCAATCATCACAATGGATTGAAGCTCTTTACTCATACCAGCTAAAGGGTTATTTATTTGCTCCTTCATCTGCTTGAACTGCTCCAGGAACTTCACTTTCATTTTCATTGCTTCTGGTGTTACATAACTCATGGCTACTAGAGCAAAAGCATCCTCAGTAAGGTCATATTTGGGATACCATTGTTTGTTTTGTGGGTGCTGATACTGGGTGTGTGCAAAGTTGCGTAGACCCCACTCACTTTCTCCTGCTTGGTCTAATTTCTCAATCTGAACGTCAATATCTCTAAGTACATCAGCATGACGCTTCTCGAATACCTCAGCGATTGTCAGACTATCAGTAACTACCTGGTTGTTTTTAATAAATACTAATTGATTCATGCGCGTTTCTCTCCTCTCAGGGACTCATATAATTCCTTTAGCTCAGGATCATCCATGATGGTTTGTTTTTGCTGGAGAAGTGCTGGCTGTTCTTGTTGCTCCCGATCTATCTGGCGTTGAACAGCAGCTGGGTATTTATCTTGAAGAACTGGTCTATTGCCATATCCTTTTTTGCCTTGTACAACATGCAAATGGTTAGCCTTCTCTGCTTTGGAACGTTCATGATCTTCCTTATTCTGTTCAGCCTGTTCGGCTGTCTTAATACCTCTTGATGGGAATTTATTAATAATGCCTCTGCAATAGTTCCAATCCTTGCCTTTCTCTGCTGCTTCCCTCATAGCCCAAGCAATAGCTGACATTTCTATTCCGTCATCGAGGTAACTATGTAAGAGTTCCGTCATGATGAAAGTTGGCTCGAAAACGAAATATTTTTTGTATTGGTCAAGGACACTGTTTAAAACATACAAATCTCTACCGCCTACCTCCACCACTTCCCCTAAGGGGGATATAGGGGGTGTAGTATTATCTGTATCTGGTTCTGTATCTGAATCTGTATCTGTATATATAGCGTGACTTGGCGTGACATCTTGTGACTTACCTTCTTTTGCCTTGTGACCGTCACGCTTAGAATCAGTAGAACCAGCGTCATCATTAGCTTTTTTCTCTTCTGATTTTTTCTGCTTTTTCTTCTCTTCTGCTTCTTTAGCCCGTTGCTTCCTTTTTCTCTCTCGTGTGTTCTCCGGTTTATCAGATGATTTTTCGTATTGTCGATTCATGAAGTTGATCAATGTCACGCTACCATCGGCGTGACGCTCCATCATTTTGAGCGTGACACACATTTCAATAAAACCATTTGCTTGATCTAATTCTGATGCTGTTAGGCCAGCAACATGGGCTAAATCTTGATCGGTGTATTCAATGCCATCAGCGATGAATAATCTGCCTCGATCTGTTGAATTAGATGCCTCACACATAGCTGCAATCCATAACCATTTCTGTGTTGCGTTTAATCTTCGTAATTTCGGGTCAACTAATATTTCTGGATAAAGTCTCAGCCATTTGATCATGTCCTCACCCCTACGATGCTCCATTTGTGTAGTACGGAAGCAATACTTTCTCTCGATAATTCCGAAACGCTTGACGCCCTTCTTTCGTGTGGTGAGCCTTCCAATGACACGTGCCTGTTTGAGTAGATGGTCCGCAAGCTAAAGCAAGGTTATGAGCCTCTCCAGTGCCTCCCTCGCTTCTAAAAATGATGTGATGTGCTTGTAACCATGTCGTCTTACCACACAGCACACAACGCCCTTTGTCTCGCTCCATTACTTCTTTGTAGACCTGGGGAGTAATTCTCCCCTGATCTACCCGTTTTTTCGTTCTACGCTTGTAATCTGGCTTTGGTACGGCTCTTACTTCATCAAACAATCCCATGCTTATCACCATCCTAGAAAGGTAAGTCATCATCTGAAATATTGATTGGTTTGTCACTAGCGAAAGGGTCATCCAACGAACTCTTATTGCTCTGTTGAGCTTGTCCATCTTTACTGCTTAGGAACTGTACATTTTCTGCTATAACCTCAGTGACAAATCGTTTTTTACCATCCTGATCATCATAGCTACGAACCTGTATACGTCCCTCTAACGCGCATTTCTTCCCTTTTGATAGATAATTAGCGCATAGGTCGGCAAGCTGTCTCCAAACCACGATATTGATGAAATCTGCTTCGTTATGTCCGTTCTGAACACGCCGATTAACTGCCAATGTGAATGTAGCAACCGGTACTCCATTTGTGGTGTATTTCATCTCAACATCTCGTGCAAGATTCCCGATGAGAATGACCCTATTCAAATCATGCAACCCCCTTTTCTTTCATCTTTTCTGTTAAGAATCTCTCAATTTGTTCATCCGTTTTTCCTTTTGATCGTTCTGTTTTATACCAATCATCAAACCCGTTTAACGAGCCGGCAAGCAACTGCCACTTAGCTTTTAATACAGCTTCTTTACTGTCGTTAACGTTCGGTTGAGCCTTTGATTGAGTGTTTGCCTTATTTTCATCTAATTCAGCAGAACTTACTTTGTCTGGGTCTTCTCCTGTAGGGATTGCAAAGGTTCTTAGAAGCAGATATTTATAGGCATATGTCATAGCCTTACCTACACCTTTATCTTGTGTATCTACCCCTGTTCCACTTGAAACAGCTTCTATACTGTCTCCTGTATCTACATCAACAATCCGGTACCGAACATTTACTGTGGTAAGCTGATCCGTTTTGATATGCTCTTGATGGATAGGGATTATCACAAGCCCATGTTTCCGCATTGCTTGTCCAACAGCAGACGTTACCTTTTCTTCTGAAATAGCCTTATATTTCGTTGTTTTAAACTCCACTTTGTCATCTTTCTGGAGATAGGACACATCATTCATGACAGCGAGAATCTTCTTGTATACACTCATGTTCTCACTCCTATTTGATCTGTAAGGAAGTACCTTTTACTAGCGTTACCCCTGGTATTTCCTCACCTGATTTCAAACGTTCTGACATCGACTTTTTATCCAGAATAGGCGGTGGTGTTACCCAAAACATTTGAGGAATTTCAATTTCGTTTACCACCTGTACTGAACCAGGACTTTTTCTAACTGAAATAGTGAAAATCGGTGTTTTGACTTTTTGTACTCCAGCAACCTCTAGTTGCTCCTTCAGATAGAGTTTTAAGCCCTCCTGCTTCTTTTCTAGGCGTCTCCTGCGTTCAGCTAGACGAGCCTCTTCCTGTTTAATCGCCTCTACCTCAGCTGCGATATTACGAACCATTTTGGCAATGTTATCAGCCTTGTTTTCGATAGCGTCCTCTAGGGATTGTAGAGTGTTGACTAGAGCCTCTGTTGGCGTCTCATCATCCAATATGATTTGTGCAACCTCAGCATAAGCACCAGCAAGATCATACAGCCTCATAGCCCAACACCTCCGTAGAGCTTCATCACGTGGTCAAAGTGTTTTTTTACATCCACTAGGTATTCAAGGTTTTGTTCTGTTGAAAATTCCTCCCAAGATGAGGTTAGGTATTTTAAATCATCACTAATGCTTTCTACCTTCTCCCGTAACTCATCCCCCGGTTCATTAAAGGCTTTAATACCATGCAGGAGATACCCTTGACGATCAGGTTCAACACGCTCTACATGTTGTGGAAAATCATGCAATGCTGGCATATTGTTTTCCCTCCCGTACTAAGGCTGCTACATAATCTTCGCGGCGCCATAACTCTTCCCGTAAACCACTTCTTGTTGATTCCATTTCAGCAAGCTCTCTGCTGATCTTGTTTAACTTTTCTTCTAAAGCTCGCATGTCTTCATCCATTGATCTAATTTCTGTATACAAGCGCTCGATAGCACGATTTTGTTCGTTTAGTTCCATTTGAACGGTTCCGATTTTTCGTTCCATGCTTGTCCAACCTCCGATTATTTGATATTGTAGAGGTACAAATTTTTGTTAAGATGCCGTCTGTTGGTCGCAGGCGGTTTTTTCATGCTCTCTTATCGTTTTTTCAATCTCACGAGTGATCTGCCTATAAATTTCGTAAGCGATGTTGTCTCCATCTGTTTTGGCAATGACCATCATTCTTTGATAGAACAGAAGCTTTCTTTCAGCAGTCTCGATGCTCACATTTTCACCTCCCTTTCAGGATTCTTTCAATTTGTTCAGCTTGTCTTGATAACTTAATGTTTAAAACCTTTTCTGCTATGATTTGCTTCTTTTTAGCGTCAATAGGATCGCCATTCTGGAGGCTTATCTCAGATTGATCGAGCATCCCATTTACAATGTGATATAGCTCCTCTTCGTCCAAACCATCCAGCATTTCTTTCACCTTTTCACCTCCTTTCAAAGAGCTACTGAAGCTCTTAACTCATCAAGCCTTGGCATTGCAACAAGATCATCTAAAGCTTGCTGGTTCCATAAAGCCCCTATTTCTTTCATCCCAATTCTGTTTTGTCGCTCGTTAGCATAGAAGAATGTTTTTACAGCAGGGATACAATCAGCAATTTCTTTCTTGTACATCACCATGTTTTTGTTTGGCTTGTATACTCCCCTTGCTATTGCTGGTTGGGCTTTGCGTTCCTCTTCCTGCAATTTCTCTACTGCTCGTAACGCTTCTGTAAGTTGTGTATGTAAGTTATTCAGTGCTGCTAAGACATTTTCGTTAAGCTTTGGATTTACTGGGACTAGCCCGAAGGGATCAAGACCAATCTTGCTTGATAGTAGGTCTAGCCCTTCGTACCATCCCACTGCTTTGCACCACTTAGCTGCTACTTCAACATCAATGCTTTCGTTTTCGCATTCCACTTTGGAAATTTTCTTAGGATCGACACATAAGTGTTTAGCAAGTTTGACTTGCGTTGAAAAGTCGTGATTACCTCCGTTAACCCTGAAATGTCGTAAAAACTCCCCGAAATTCCACATAAAACTTGGTTGAATCGCCATGAAAATAGTCTCCCTTTCGTCTTAATCAGGCATTACAATTAAGTTGTGTTCATCTTTCATGCTTTCCCTCGGGCTGCTCACCTGGGGGAATTTTTGTAAGCTTGTCCACCATGCCCATACTGGGCATTTAAGCTGTTGTTGCATTTTTTTGTTGCTCTCTTTCGTGAATGTAAATATTTGCTTCGGCTAAAGCTCTACGATAGTTCTTCACTTCTGGCAGATCAGAATTATCGTCATACCACTTGTCTCTTTCATCTGGTGTCATAAACGGAAGTGCAGATCTGATTTTTACTGTCGTTAATCCGAGTTTTTTTACATATAAAGGTCGATCTTCTCTTTTGGCTAAGAAGCTTGCTTTGGATATGAGGTCTACAAAGTCCATTTCTAAAGCGCTGGCTAACTTCCTAAATGCTTCTGGTTCAATCAAAAATCTTTCTTCTTCCTCCATCTCTGTGATGTAATCAATACTTACATCTGAGATGTTAGATAGTTCATCAACCGTCATCTTTTTTGATTCACGTAGTACTTTGAACCATGGACCGAATTTTTCCATTCTCCCATCACCTCTTGACCTATGTATATGTGGTGATGTTAATGGGACAACCCTAGATGATATTGACATTTGGTTTCTCCTTTCAGGTACACGCAGTTAGTTTTTAATCGCTTCAACTAAACCAGAAATACTTTGTATTACGCTCGGAAGGATTTCTCTTTGTTCTTCCGAGCATGTACCTGTAACTCGCTCGTTGACCCATCCGCATAAAATAACAATAGTTTTTTCTACTTCTTGTTGAGTTGTAATTGACATTCTTATCACTCCTATACTGGTTATTTTGAATCATCTCTATCCCACCCTGTATCTATGTACATGTGTGAGGAAGTTTGTCCTATCCGTTGTTATTTATGGAGAAATGCGTCTCAATGGATGTGATTACGATAGGTCGGTTCTCTTTGTATTTCTTTGAAGCCTTAACTGCTTTCAAGCTAGTTTTTGCGTTCCGTGACGCGAATCGTGACATTTTTCTTCAAAAAAAATTGTCCAATCTACTCCTAATACTCTTGCTATTTTCTTAGCAACATTAACACTTGGCGTACGATTTTCTTGTTCTATCATTGCATAAGTTGTTCTTGCAATATCAGCTCTGTTAGCGACTTGTTCTTGTGTAAAATTGAGTTCAACACGTTTCTTAATCATCCAATGTCTCATAGTTCACCTCCCGCAATGTCACGAATCGTGTATCTCAATTACTAATTTAATACACACTCGTGACATGTCAATGATTAATTACACTTTTCGTGACATGAATTTAATGTCACTCTTTGTGTAGCTATAATTACAATATGGGAGGTGCTTTATATGTTAGGTCAGCGCTTAAAAGAACAAAGGATTAGAAGGAATTTGCGTCAGGAAGATGTCGCATTGAAAATTGGTATTGCACGTACTACATATGCAATGTATGAGCAAAATAAGCGAGAACCAGATAATGAAACCCTCCAAAAATTAGCTGACTTTTTTAATGTCAAGATTGATTACTTGTTAGGAAGACAGGAAGAAAATTATGATTATACTAAAGACCCTACCGTAACAGGTGAAATCAAAGAATTACTTGATGACCTCATGCAGCTTCCACCTGAGGAAAGAACTATTATTATTAACCAAGCAAGAATTTTTGCTGAGGGTTTAAAAGCAAAAAACCGTTCAACTAATAAATAGCGAACGGCTTTTTTTTATTTTCTCAATCAATTCCTTAGCTTTGGGATCATCATCCTGACACTTAAGAACCACCTTAACCCACTCCACTTCCTGTTGGGTTAAATTAGAGGTTTTTATTTGTTTAGAATCTACCATCGAATGATCTCCCTTCGTATTAAAAGTCTATCTTGAGTGATAAAGTGGTTTTAGATATTTCTTTACTAAAATTTTATTTCTGTAAAAAATGGTATCACTTAACAAATGAATTTTTTGTCGAATTTTGCGATTTTTGTACAACAATTGACCCGGGACGATTTATCTTGACATCACAATCTATAGAAATTATAATATTATTCCTAAAATACCAAAAAGGGATCATCCGATTTAATCTGGATGGTCCCTTTTTGGTATTCCCAATTGTTCAATTTGCTTATATTTTGGCCTTGATACTGTAGCATATGTCCCATCTTCAAAATATGCTCGTATTGAAAATGAATCATCTACTATATATTTTATTGCGTATAGATTTACCACATTTACGGGATCTAACTGCATAAAACCGAACTTTCCCCACTTTTGCCAAACATCCTCAAGGGTTGATAGTCCGAGAAATTTTCCATTATTGGTGTGGTATTGCAATATACCATTTTTCGAATTTTTGGGTCTGAAGAGGTCGACCTTATTGACCTCTTCAATGCTAAACTCTTCAATGTCATTGGTTCCAAAACGAATACCCGAAAACATTGTCATAGATTACACTCGCTTATTTTTTAATTCTGTTGGTACCTCAGGGCTACCAATCGTAAACTTGAAACTAACTACATATACACCTGCAAGTGCAGAAAAAATTTTAGATAGTGTAATTGCCGTTTTGCTTTTCATCATGATGTCACCTCCTTTTTAGGGAGTAATAAAATAGATTGAACAAAGAACGACAAAGATAATATTGGAGAATAAAGAATAAAATTAAAACAAATAATCAGAAGTGACATTACCTTTAGAAATAAATGCCTCTCCTTAGGTATTCTTACTTCGTCGTACACATTATTTGGAGCCAGTAACAGTACCAGAATCATTGAAATTGCAGTTAATGTAATAGTAACTATAGGTGTCATAGGAATGTTCGGAATAATAGACATGATAGCTACTGTAACTACTGCACATCCATCTAACGATTTGAAATGATACCCTCCTGAAAAGGCTCTCAGTATCATAAAAGAAAATAAAGCCATCATTGTATCAGCCAATTTTCCCAATAGATAACCAAACAAAATTGAAAACATCAAGACCACAATAAAATTTATGGTTACAGATATAGAATAAGTTAATACAGCAACACTGCTTGTTTGAGCAGGATCTGTTCTATTAATTAATATAGCAATTTTCTTCGAAATTTTTTCAATCATAAGTAATCCCGTTTCCTTAGTAGCCATAATAGAATAGCAAGTGGAATCAATACATATCCCAATATAATAAATGTATTAGCTTTGCTCATGATCAATACATATAAAACTGTTATTAAAACAAATACTGACAGCCCTACTGCTAAGATTAATAAGAATGATAACTTGTTCATTTCTGGCTTGTAAGTCATGCTATGCGGAGGCTGAGAAATAAAACTATAGCCTAGATTTAAAACTTTCAGCAACCACGCAACCAGCACTACTAAAGCATCTGCAACAAACTGTATGATAAACGTTCCTAGTTCTGTAAATTGCCCTAGATCATTAAGAGATACCAAACTGGTTTTTAAAAGCAAGGAAAGTGCTATAAATTGTATTCCTGTAAAGGCTATGCATCCTGCAACTGTAACCAATGTAGCCTCGTATAATCTAAACACTAACAATCGTCTAAAGAATATAACTAGTGCTATGTACTGTATACCAGTATCGTATTGAGGAATATCCAGTATAAACCTATTAAAATAAGAGATTAGTGATAAAACACTTGCAATTAGTAAAAAATCTCTTATATAGCTTAAAACAGGAAACCGGAACATCTTAAAAGCAATAATCATGACAGCCATTTGGTCCAGCACACCAAACACCAGATATAACAAAATATCCATAACATTTCCCCGATGATGATTTTTTCACTTCAATTAACATTTTACCCTTCCAAATACTTTCAATCCACCTAAATATTCATTAATTAAATGATACCGAATTCCCATAATATGGTGTTATAAAAAATAAATCCTCTCGCCTATAAAATAGTCATTTATACTTGTTTTCACCATCTAACCGGCGTTTGTAAAAATGGCAATTGCAAGCAAAACCGCCCCTAATTTTGGGCGGTTTTGCTTGCACTGGTATGTTATGGAATCTAGCTATACTAAGCGAGCTGCCAGTGACTCTGAGTACAGGAATTTAGCCATAGCGGCAGTTAGTGGTGCATCACTCAAGGCTTCAACGAAGAGGAACTGCCCCTGCGGGTTAATTTCAAGAAAAATGGGCTCCTCACCGTCTAGTTTTAAGTCGACAATTCCCATACATAGATTTAGTGCTTGTACAACCTGACGAATCTTCGAGGAGAGCGTTTCACTTAAATCGTAACTGTGGCATTTAAAATCAATGTCAGGTCTCCAGTCCAAACTACTTGACTCTATGGAGCTAGCGAGGATGAGATCACCGAATACATGAACTCGCAAATGACGATCCCCAGGTATGTACTCCTGATATATAGCTGGACAGAGTCGAATAGACTCATCTGACGCAAGATGTTCAGGTCTGAGCTTTTGGGTTACGATTGGTGTGTAACGGCAGGGTCGGATTGGCTTCACAACAACCTGATTATTGAGCAGTGAACAAAATTTTCTTACTTCAACAGGGTCACTGCTAATTAATGTTCTTGGAGTGACCAAGCCAACCTCTCGTGCAACCTTGAGTTGGACTGCTTTGTTCTCGGCGATACGATTAGAGCTAGGATCATTGATCCACTTGCCCCTGAAATTGCTAAGAAGGAGACCATACAATGCCCAATTAGAACTATTATTGATCACGTCTTTTGTAGCGTCTATGCGTGTTGGATCACCGTTCATCCCTACTTCCTGGGGTACGAAACCACGACGATACCAGATCGTATCAATCTCTCTTATATCTATCCCTTGTCCGTCGTAAGTAGGCAACACGGAAGAATTTTCTCGCTCGTTAAGGTTCGTCCACGTTAGCTGCCCACTCTCAGATATTCGATCACTAGGAATAATATGACACTGTATATCCATATATGTTTCTAATTCTCTTTGAACAGCATGTGCATGAAGATCGTTGTGGTGACTCACAATTGCCACACAACCTCTTTTGAAATCAGACCTCATCACTGTCGCAAGCATGGTAGTGGTCACCATGTTGACAGTACGAAACGCTAGGATTGCGTCTCGCCGAATCACTGGATAGGCCAAATTCCTCACATTTTTGCTTTTCCCAATTTGAAATGCGTTCGTCATCGAAGAAATCTAATGGAAGGGGTTGAAACATTAAAACCGTTGGTTTCTCCTCCGAGGATTTACTTGTATTCACCTTGCATTACCTCCGTATGGATTATGTAGCCTTACTCATATCTCCCTCTAATCCATACCGGATCTGGGGAGGTCACCTTTGGGGCTTCAAGACTACAGACATCCGGACGACTTCTGATGTCAGTGGAATCGTCATTCATATCTCGAAGAGTAGCAACGGTAGTGTGCACTCTAGCCCAGAATGGTGTTTTATGATGGCTCACAAATAGGATGTACCAAATTAATCTGGATATACATGAAATGGGATTTGAGAGGCATATCTAAATTTTCAAAAATGGGAATTTAAAATATACTGTTTTTAAAGAAAGTTATATCGTTTCATTTCTTTTAGATTAAAGAATTCTAAGTGATTTTTAATCAAACTTGTTTATAAAATGGAATGTTCATTTAATCCATTCAAAATGATTCTTTTTTTATGTCGCAGAATATGAGTTTGATGAATATTTTTGAATAAAATTTATTTTAAAGCTAAAACTTGGGCTTTAATAAAAAATAAAGGAAATACATTTTAGTCATGTACAATATATGTGTTCTCCTTTATTTTTAAATTGTTTATAATTTAGGCCTTGATAAATATGCTCCTCTCCTTCGTTGTTCTTTACTTTATAACCAATTATTTATTTATATTTACTAATTTGATTATATAAATCATTAGTAGAAAGCTGGTTACTGTCATGATCTCATCCCCTTCCTATAAAGAATATAGGAGTGAGCCGCCCATAATAATGTATAAAAATATATAATGAATTTGTTGGAAGCTGTTCGAATAACAGGTAGAAGAAAATCACACCTAACTTTACTGTTGCGGTTTTTTCCAATACGTTTATAATAAAAGTATTGATACGAAAATCATATCAACTGAATATTTTTAAATCACCTTGCTTATAATTAAAAAGACCGCAGGTGTTGGCGCACCTACGGTTTATTACAATAGACTGTCCCCAATGGGGCGGCTCATATGGAATTCTAAGATAGTTAGACCGCTAAAGCTTCTGAGGGCTCGATGGCGGTCTTACTTTTTTTTGGTCAAGGCAACCACTATTGTCACGACTAATCCCAGCAAGGCCACAATAAAGCCTCCAAACTGGAACAGTAAAGAAAGCGTTTCGTGAGTAATTACCATTCGCCCACCCCCTTCCCTTGGGGATGAGCCGACCGCCAACGAGGAGCACCGATCTATTGTAATACTATTAGTTTACTATGAGTTTCCAGGATAAGCCACTTTAAATATCTATCTTTTGTAAGTTAGGACAGATAAGACTTGAAGTAAAATTAGACCGTCTACTAGGCAACGAGTAAGTTTTTAGTAGCGGCCTTAAAATTTCATCATGAGCCGGCCCAAATGAAAGGACAGACTATTGTAATTAACAAGACCGATTGGTGTTGCAGCACCAGCGGTCTTTTATATTATAGGCAAGAAGTAAGTCTTGTAGTATAAAATGTAAGCAATATTCAACAAAATGATGTTTATAGTCATCATTTTACAGTTTGTCTCAGAACAACGACAATTGTCACGACTAGTCCCAGTATGGACACAATGAAGCCTCCAAACTGGAACAATAGAGAAAGAGTTTCGTGAGTTACCGCCATAAGCTCACCCCCTTTCTGGGGATGAACCAACCACAAAAAGAGTACTGATCTATTGTAATAAGAAAATTATAGCAGTTTATCAAAAAAATCCAAGTGGGTTGCATAAAATAAAAAAAAAGGATTTTTATGCAACACTAGCGAATTAGTAAGGTAATTAAAGTCGATTGCAACATAAAAAACGCACCTTTTTGGATGCGCTTTTTTTATTTCTAGGAGGTTTGCCCTCTGTATCATAGGTTTATCTAAATATGATACGTTATAATAAAACTATTCCCTCTAATTAGAATTTTACTTGTTTTTTGGTATACTTTGCCTGATATGTAAGATTTGTTTTTTAATTAATTACGTTAAGGAGGCGTTCTATTACGATGATTAAAAAGAATCTACTCCTGTATAACACGCTTTTCTTTATCCTCCCCCTTTATCTACTATACATTCTTCTAAAAACAATACGTTTACATGGTAGTTACTTTGAAATAAGTTTGATTCCGTTTGATACTATCATCTCTTTTTTTACACACTTTGAATCCTACAATCGCTTTGAATTACTAGGGAAGATTCTACTTTATATTCCTATTGGAATTCTGATTCCTTTGTTATTTAGCTCGATAAATAACATGTCAAGAAATTTTGTGTTTACTCTAGCCCTTAGCCTTTTAATGAATTCAATGATATTAGTAATTCGAGTTGGCTTCTTTGATATTGATGATATCATTCTTAATGTAGTAGGTGGTGTGATAGGATTCGTATTTGTTAAAGGCTGGTTTTCGTTTATAGCAATTTTGTCTAAAACTAAAGAATCTCATAAAGAAAGCCGACTGCAACACTAAGCAGCCGGCTTTTACCTTAATTTATTTTCGAGCGATGATTACAATATTACCTTCTGCTTTAGTACCATCGTGACCTTTATTTATGAGCGCTATGAGATTGCAAATTCTATTGTCTAACAGGAATAATTAGTTCGTGATATAATAAAAAAGACCGTAAGTGCTACCAACACCTACGGTCAACGTTTCAAATTGGGTCAAATTTACTTGAAGATGATCTCCTAGCTCGTTAGCTAAAGGAGATCATTTTCTTTTTTTAGAGAAAATCATTGTTAATCCAGCCCTTTTACATTTAATTATCTAAAATAACTTGAGTATGACGGTACTCAGTTGGAACTGTGATTCTACCAATATGTCTGTCACGAACAGTAGTTTTATTATTAGGGTATTTAACTGCCTTCCAATCAGCAGTAATATCGTATACTTTTCCTACTGCATATATATTTACAACATATTCTCCTGGTTCATCAAACTCGGCATTCATTTTTTGCCCTTTTTCAATTATATGAGTTGTTTTGGAGACATACTCGTATCCTAAATCCGCTTTTACTACTTTGATTGGAAATTCTACACCACCTTTAAAATTATGTTCACTTTCAACAACTGCTTTAACATTCGAAGAATATTCATGCTTAATTTTAACCCCTTTAACAAAGGTTACATATTCTCTGTGAATCAATTTAAATTTTTTATCATCTTTATAATATTTTGCTTTAGCTGTACCATCAACATACCCGTCCGCATAATATGTAATACCAGTATCTCTCTTCACTCTAGTAGACTCTGGTTCACTATAAGAGCCCACCTCACGATATTTATCTGGATGATTACTATCTTTTTCATAGGTAGTAATGTCTTCTGCAAATACAGTAGAGGTTACATTAGTTGAGAATAAAGCCACTCCTAAAGCCAATAAAGGTAATACCTTGCTCTTCTTCATAAAAATAATCCTCCTAAAAATAAATTATATATTTCATAGCCAATTTTGCTATAAAACCATAGTTAAGGTTGTTTACTTAAAAACTCCAAGAAAGAATTGAGGAAATCACCAGAAAGGTCAGTTCCATTTGGTACTTTTATTTTGTCTGAAATAGAAACTATGCTTAAATTCAGCCCTTTTCCCGTGAAAATATAGGTATTAACCTCGGTATTGGGATACACATCACTATAATGATCTGAGATCCCATAATCTTTTTTTTGAGAGTTATAAAAATTCGGTGCATATCTAATTGCGTTTTTCCACTCAAACGCTTCGGTGTTACTAGGCGTTAAACCCATTTGAACAATAATTCCTTCTTTTTCGTTTTTATATACTAAAGTTTTATTATTTTCTTGAAATACATCATGCTGCTTTTCAGATTCTCCCACTAGTGTTGGAACCATAGTTGAAATTTTCCAATCACCAGTAATTTCAACATACCCTTCTGGTTTAAAATTATTTTTAATATTCTCATACATGTTGTTAAATTTATTGCTATCAAGAACTACCGAATTTTTTTTATCGTCACATGAGATTAATATCAGTGAAAATGCAAGTATATAACAAGCTAATAAAAAGTAATGTATCCCTTTTTTTGCAACCATCATATCACCTTCTAATATTTGTAATTTTCATCCCCACTAGATATTACCATAATGTAAAAAAAAGTCAAATTTAATTAATTTTATTGAACATTTCTTAATAATAGAATTTATATTGTTGGAATGCTTTTTATAAATACCTAGAATATGGTATTATAAGAGTACAAGTACGCATATAATAAAAAAGACCGCAGGTGCTCCAACACCTACGGTCGATACAATAGACTGTCCCTGCAAAGGGGTGGCTCAAGAACTAGTGAGAATGATCTCCCAGCCTGTCAAGCTCAAGGGAGGTCATTTCTTTTTTAGGTAGGTAAGCAGAGCTAAAATGAACATGCCAAACATGAGCATTAAAGACAAAGCTTATACCTCCATATTCTCACCCCCTTCCCTATCGGGATAAAAGAGAGTGAGCCGACCACCCTTGAGAGAGCCTAGTCAATTGTACATGGCTATTGTAACATGAAAAATTTTACTATTCTCTACTTTTCTACAACCATGTGTATAATGGACGGAGAGGTGATTTGATGACTAGACCTACAAACCTTGACGTGATTATCCATCTACGAAAAAGCCGAAAAGATATCGAAGAGGAAAAAAAGGCCCTTGAAACTGGTGTGCCTTTTGATACTCTCGATAAGCACAAACGTGAACTCATGGAGCTTGTCAGAAGAGAGCAGCATAATGTTATTAGAATCTTTGAGGAAATTGTATCAGGCGAATTTCTATCCGAAAGACCCGAAGCACAAGAAATGCTACGTAACGTTGAAGACGGGGAATGCGATGCTGTAATCGTAATGGACTTAGATCGTCTTGGGCGTGGCGATATGATCGACGCAGGAACCATCTTTCGAGCCTTCAAATATTCCGAAACACTCATTATCACCCCTACCGAAGTCATCGACTGTAACGCCGAAGGCGCTGAACTTTTATTTGGCGTGAAGTCAATTATCGCTCGTGAAGAGTTAAAACAGATCAATAAGCGTCTGCAAGGTGGTCGAAGACGCGCAGTAAAAGATGGTAGGCATATCGCAAAAAACCCTCCATATGGCTATTTAAGAGACGAAAACCTAAAGCTCTATCCTCATCCCGAAGAAGCTCCTGTTGTGAAAAAAATATTCGAATTACTAGCTGAAGGATCTGGACGTTATAAAGTAATAGATTATCTTATGCGATCCGGATATAAAGCTCCATCAAACAAAGATATTTGGGAGCAGTCAACTATAAGTTATATAGTAAAAAATGAAGTTTATCTTGGCCACCTCGTATGGGGTAAACAAAAGCATACGAAACGTAACGGGAGAAGGGTAAGAAAAAATCTCCCTCCAGAATTATGGACCAGACACGATAATGCTCACGAACCGATAGTAAGCCAGGAACTATTTGATAGAGCTAATGAAGCCCATACAGGGCGCTTACGTGTCTCCAGAAAAGAAGGTACAGCTATAACTAATCCCCTTGCTGGTATTGCTAAGTGTGGAGTATGTGGACGCACTTTAACACAAACTCATTCTTACGATAGACCCAATCCTCAAATAAGATGCAACAACCCTGCATGCAAGTCTATACAAAAGGGTTCACTCACTTACCTTTTTGAGGAAAAGCTTATATCTAGTTTAGAAGAATTAGTAGAGCAAAGGAAAATGACACAATCAGAATTAAATAATAGCGCGGAACGAAAAAATAAGAATGAAGAACGAATACTTGCTTTAACTAATTATATTCAAAAAGCCACTACTGAGCTGAACGAACAACACAGCATGAGAGAAACCACCTTTGAAATGTTAGAACGAAAAGTCTACACTGAGGAATTATTTTTACAGCGTCATAAAATCATTTCTGATAAGATAAAACAACTTGAGGCAGAAATAGAAAAGTCTCAGGAAGAAATTGCTCAATTGAAAATTAGAATGAGGATGCAAGCTCAACTTATCCCTAAAATTCATAAGGTTATTCAAGCATATAAATCTTTAGAGGATGCTGAACAAAAAAATAACCTCCTCAAATCAGTTATTGAGAAGGTTATGTATATTCGTAAGAAAGAATGGTTGAAGCCTGAGCAATTTGAACTTGAAGTTATCTTGCGGTTCCCTACATAGGGGACCGTTCTGTATATATGTCGGTGAGTTATACTGATTTACCTCACCATATCCAAACATATTCGATCTTTCCATTAATTCCTTTACCAATTTTACGCAGCGTTCATTATCTGAGGTGAGGTTATCCCCATCTGAAAAATGAAACGGATAGATGTTATATTGGCTTACAGGATATCGTTCGTCAATAATTTCCAAGGCTTTCCGATAGGCCGACGAGCAGATAGTTCCACCGCTTTCTCCTTTAGAAAAGAACGCATCCTCTGTCACTTCTTTCGCTTCCGTATGATGTGCAATAAAAGCAATCTCCACCTTTTCATACTTGGTGCGCAAAAAGCGAAGCATCCAAAAGAAAAAGCTACGCGCTACATATTTTTCGAAAACTCCCATAGAACCGCTCGTATCCATCATCGCTATAATTACAGCATTGGAATGAGGCTTCACAATCTCTTCCCAGGTTTTAAAGCGCAAATCTTCCATAGAAATTCCTAGTTCCAGATCAGTATACCCAGCTAATGCATTCCGACGAATGGCAGACAGTAAGGTACGTTTTTTATCAATATTCCCCATCAAACCTTTTTTCCGAACATCATTAAATTGAATATCTTCTATGGTAATTTTCTGTTCATCTTTTGTTTGAAGGTTGGGTAACTCTAACTCTGAAAATAGCATCTCCTGTAATTCTTCAACTGTAATCTCAGCTTCATAATAATCATCACCAGGTTGATCCCCGGCTCCTTGCCCCTGACCAGCACTAGCATCAGCCGTGTCACCGTCTTTAGCTATAACATCTCCTACCTTGGAGTCACCTTTACCTTGGCCTGTATGCTGCCCTTTATTAAAATTGTAACGAAAGCGATACTCATCCAGCGATCTGATTGGTATTTTAATAATGTCTCGACCATTCGACATTATGATGTTCTCTTCGCTTACTAAATCAGACAGGTTTCTCTTGATCGCCTCCTTTACCTTTTCCTGATGTCTGCTCTGGTCCTGATGACCTTTTCTATGCAGAGACCAGTCTTCTTTGGAGACGATAAACGAGGAATCGTTCATCAAGCTCCCCCCTATCGATTCAGCAAACTACCTACATAACGCAGCAGTTCATTTGCTGAAATTGGCGTGTATCCGTGTTCTTCTACTAAGCGACGTGTTACCTCATTGATTTTTTTCAATTGGTGCTCATCTGGCGTTTTTGTGGAGGTTGTTATTTTGACCACATCTTTTAAATCTGCAAATAATTTTTTCTCTATCGCTTCACGTAGGCGATCATGCGTGTTGTAGTCAAACCGCTTTCCTTTACGCGCATAAGCTGATATCCGAATAAGAATCTCTTCACGAAATGCACGCTTGGCATTTTCAGAAATACCGATTTGCTCTTCAATAGATCTCATGAGGCGCTCATCTGGTTCCAATTCCTCACCTGTTACTGGATCACGCAAGCGGTTAGAATTGCAATACGCCTCAACATTATCCAAGTAATTATCCATCATCGTTTTCGCTGATTCCTCATAGCTGTATACAAATGCCTTCTGGACTTCTTTTTTTGCAATTTCATCATACTCTTTACGCGCAATTGAGATGAAATTTAAATAACGCTCTCGCTGTTCCTTACTGATGGAAGCATGCTGATCGAGTCCTTCTTTTAACGCCCGCAAAATATCCAAGGCATTTATAGATTCCGTATCACGGCGTATGAGTGCACTGGAGATCCTATTAATGACATAACGAGGATCAACCCCAAACATTCCTTCATCTGTATACTCATTCCGTAATTCCTCGATATCTGATCCTTTGAAACCCTCAACGGATTCTCCATTGTACAAACGCAATTTTTTTAAAAGATCGGCACCTTGTTTTTTGGACTCTTTTAAACGAGTTAAAATGGAAAAAATAGCCGCTGTATATAACGCATGTGGAGCAATATGAACATGACCTAAATCAGATTGCTTAATTAATTTATCATAAATTTTCTCTTCTTCTTTCACGCGAAGATTATACGGTACTGGCATAACAATCATTCGAGACTGTAATGCTTCATTTTTTTTATTTCCGATAAAGGTTTTATATTCCGTTTCGTTTGTGTGAGCAATTATAAGCTCATCTGCTGAAATCAGAGCAAATCTACCCGCTTTGAAATTCCCTTCTTGAGTTAGCGACAATAAATGCCACAGGAATTTTTCATCGCATTTCAGCATCTCTTGGAATTCCATGATACCACGGTTCGCTTTGTTTAATTCACCATCAAACCGATAGGCACGAGGATCAGATTCAGAACCATACTTCGTAATCGTAGAAAAATCGATAGTCCCCGTTAAATCGGCAATATCCTGCGATTTTGGATCAGACGGGCTAAAGGTACCAATCCCCACTCTTTTCGACTCCGAAAAGAAAATCCGTGTTACGGGGAAATCTTCTATTCGGCCACTGTACTCTGTTTCCAATCGCATTCTGTTGAAAGGAGTTAGCTCTCCTTCAATCTTCACACCAAATTCTTGCTCAAATTCAGGACGTAGTTCAATAGGAACCAAGTGGAGGGGTTCCCCGTGCATACCATAAGTAACCCATTAAAAACGCCAATAATATTTAAATATATGTAAACTCTACAGATACCCTTCAAAATTCCTGCCCCGTCAGGCTATCAATGACGGGGAATTACTATGTATCTGATTTCAAAGGTAGCAAATTCTGTGTGATTGTAAGACATGCTATTAGGCTTCCATATTGACTACATTCTCAACAGGTATCCACCAAAAATCCTCATCATTCTTTAATTTGATTTGTTTATACGTTGAATCAAACCTATCTACCCAGCCCCAAGCTGATTCAATTACTCCTCTACCTTCTTTTGTTTCTTTCCACCAGCTAATCGTTAAGGCATAGTCATACTGACGTGAGTCAGATATCCTGTAACAAAACTCGGCCAGCTCATCCTCTTCAATGATCGGTTTCTCGATCAGTTTCTTATCCTCGTGATACTGACGTAACATTTCTGCATGCTCTGGCAAAATAAATTTTGTTACAAGTGGATCAAGAATTTTGCTAGCCATCAAAACATCTCCTTGAACGCGAATATATGTTCCTATTTTATTAGATGGTAAGGAATTTATGCAATGGTTAGAAATGGATATACCGCAAAATAAAATCCCCTGCCACTTTAGACAGGGGATTACAATATTACGATATGCTATTCATGAGAGCGATCAAAATATTATCTTCGCCAGATTAATAACGCCCCATATTAATACTGAGGTAATCACTGTTTCAATGATAATATATTTTAGCTGTTCTTTTTTCTTACCTTTGGAAGTGTACAGGAGCAACTGGAAACCCGACATTATAAGAAAAATGGTTAACAAATTGTCCATGATGTACCTCCTAGCAAGAATTTTACTCTTTTATACTATTAATCTACCCACCATTTTTTGGTAGTAACAGTGCCTTCAGAATCAATTTGTATATTGATTCTTCTTTCCCAATTCTTATCGTCTTCGCTTAGATATACCAAAATGGTTTCCGTTCCTCTTCTCGGTACGGAAGCTGAAACTATTGAACCCCACAGTGGAAGTTTATATTGGGCATAAAGGGCTAAACCACTTTTCGTCCAATCCTGCCAGTTATAAGGCTTTTCTTTTCCGTATTTGTCAAGCAATCTCGAAACGTATGGGATTCTATCTATAATTTTATAGGACACATAAGTGCCTAAAGAATTTGCAGCCATTTTAGCAACATCGCCTGTTGCCATGTCAAACCAGGTAGTTTTCGCATTCTGTTGGTAATAATAAATGTCTGGACGTTTAAAAATAGAAAACTCCCCATGTTTGATAGTGTATTCTAAAGGAATCCCGTACATGTCAATAACATTCGTCCGCATCTTGATGGGTTCGCAATCGCAGTCAACTTTGAAAGGCTTTACCTCGTCATCTTCTTCCTCTTTTGCTTTGAGGTCTTTACTACCTACCCAAGTGGTGTCTACCTCTGTTTCTATTCTTGAAACTTTCCCAGCTTTAAATTCATCGCTTGTTGGATACAAATTGTTATAAGATTTGTCTTGAGATAGTTCTTTTATTATTTTTTCTTCTTCTTGTGTGTATTCACTTTCTGCTGCTGATACGGACAACGCAGGAATCAGTAAAGCCAAACTCAAAACACCAACAAGAAACTTTTTCATGACCATCCTCCAACTTTTTATTTTGTTAATTTACAATATATTACATTATTTTACATATATTTTCAATATTAAGGTAGTAAATAAAAATCTTTCCAGTGTAAGCTGTTGACTTCCGTTTACGGAAATTATACAATTAGATTAAATATTCCGATTACGGAAGTGAGGGTAGATAATTGGCAGGTAAGCAAAACCCATTTGAGGGGATTATAAGCACAAAAAGAGCAGCGCAAATTTTAAGGAAGTCAGAAAGACAAATACGAAACGATTGCAAGTCTGGAAAGTTAAAAGCTCAATTGCTGGAGCCAACTGATCCTAAATCACCATGGATGATTTACCTTCCTGATTCAGATAAAAAATAAAGGGTGGTTGCTATGAAGTTTGGAATGCGTAAACCAAGTTTCAAAAAGCGTGTAGCAGCTAGGACAAGCCTAAAAAGACAATTAGTACATCGAGCTGGATTGAAGATGCCAAGAGGATGGGGATGGCTCAGAAATCCTAAGAAGTATGCTTATAATAAAGTTTATAACAAGACTACGTTTGATATATTTAAGGTAATTGATAAGTTGTTTAAATAACTAAAACCCTCTAGGCTTCCTAGGGGGTTTTTCTATGTATAAATGATTTAATGTTCCGTTACGCCTAAGAAAGAGATTATATCCATTCTCTATCATAATTAAAAAAGAAAATATTTTTTTAAAAATATACAAAATACACCATAATTAATTACATATTTTTCAATTTATGTTTTGTTTTATGAAATTTAATTTCGTATAATGCAAATGTGTCGGCCGACATAGCTAATATTCTTACAACATTTTTTATTCGTTATTCTTACATACACTCATAAAGGAGGTAAGCACTTTTCTCTTTCTATAATAAATAGAGTAAGAGTGTTAAACAAATGAACCTAAAAAAAATAGGATTATTCGCTATTGCGATGATTATGACCTTGTTTAGTTTTCAAACGTCTTCGTTTGCAGCAGAAGAAATGGAGTGGGTTAAAAAAGCACCAATGCCGACGGCTAGATACAACGTTGGTGGTATAGTATATGATAATAAGATTTATGTATATGGTGGGACTCCCGGATCTGGTTCCTTGGCTAATTTTGAAGTATATGATCCAGCAAAAGATGAGTGGGAAGTGTTACCTAGTTCTTCTCATGCTAGAGGCTCTATGGCGTTTGTAGAAAACAAAGGAAAATTTTATGCCATCGGGGGAGACACTCACTCTGGACCTACTAACATTGTCGAAGTGTTTGACCCTGTTTCAAATAACTGGACATCGGCGCAGTCAATGCCAAAATCTCTTCGTTTTATTAATGCTATTTCTTTAGATAATACTATCTATACTTTTGGTGGAATAGAAAATGGAAATGAATACACTAATTTGGTATACTCTTTTAACACTCAAACTGGCTCTTGGACTTTGAAAAACCCAATGCCAGAGAAGGAATATTTAAAAGCATTTATAGCAAACGATTCTATTTATGCTGTATTTTCAAAAGATGATAAAAACATTATTTATCATTATAACCATGTAGAAGATATCTGGACAAAAATAGATGAAATCCCATCAGAATTAGGAGTGGTCATAGGAGCATTAAATTTTAATGGAAAAATTATATTTGTAACCCCATTTACATTATCTAGTTATGATGTTAATAATAAACTAGTTACGTATTCTGTACCCCCGTTTGATAGAAGTGGTGGTACTTACGGTATTGTAAACGACAAACTATACATGATTGGCGGGAGAGCACCTAGTACTACTTCAGAGGTAGTTGAGTTAAATCTTTCCGAACTAATTAATCCGGACTCGACTCCAGATCCGAACCCAGACCCTAATCCTAATCCCGATCCTAATCCAGAACCGAACCCTAATCCAAACCCAACCGGAAACGCCCTCTTAGTTATTTACATGGATAGTGGTTTAATCAAAGAATATGAAATGACAAATGAAGAAATAAGAAACTTTACCGAATGGTATGAAGGTAGAGCCAAAGGAAACGGTAGAGAAGCATACATCGTTAATAAGAAATACAACATCGGACCTTTCAATTCTAGAAAAGACTTCATTAGCTACAGTCATATTGAAAGCTTTGAGGTTCAAGAATACAGTAGATAATAAGATACCCCTTCCTACACACGGAGGGGGTTCTCATGTTTTTTAACTTGATTAGTAATTTGTTTAAATAAAAATAACCCTCCGTCACTGGAGGATTACTTTTATTTCAAGACAATTTCATATGCAAGAGTTCTTTAAAGAGTATTTCTTTATAACTGCTTGTTACATTCCCTAATTGATCGCTTTTCCTTTTTGATTTAACTTTCATCAACACTTTTCCTACCATTGCTGTACTTGTGGGCAACAACCATGGGGCGTGTTTAAAAGCAGCTATAAAAAAACTCACCTTATGTCTTGGTTTTATTTTCAACTCATTTGCAATACTGTTAGTTATTGCTACGCACATTATAGCGAAGGCAAACGGCAGAAAAGTACCGCAAAGGAGGAGAAGACCTCTTAGACCCACATTGTATAATTTTATTGTTACACCAATACTTATAGATACATATCCTACTGCTATAACAATAAAAATAATTTGCCCAAATGTTAGCATAAGAATCATCCTTCCACTCTTTGTGGTACTTCCATTTTCATAATAACTTTCTTCTCACTGGTGCTTTCGTATATAAACGGATCAATTGCAGCCAATAAAACATTAAAGGCTATACAACACCATATGATAATTAAAGGAAAAGATGCACCCGAAAAAATAATGTATTTTTCACTTACCATTCCCATCAATCTTCCATCTTCTGTGACAACCTTTAAAATACCTGATGTGCCAACAAAACCCATTATTGCCCAAAAGGCTGATGTAAAGATTCCGCATACCTTAACCCATTTACGTATGTAAGTTTTTCTATCGAATTTTAGATAATCCAAGAAAAGTGGGACATAAAACAATGTCAAAGATGTAAAAAAACCTTCATTAATTCCCATTCCAAGTATCACCCACGCTATTAGAATATATACAAATCTAGCCCAAAGATGATTAAATATCGTAGGTTGATCAGGAGGATAGGGATGTCCATTATCTTCCGGTGTTTCGATATCATTCACCTTCTCATCCATACCTAAAAATCCTCCCGACCGTTTCTATTGATACTCCTATTCTATCAAATCCAAGCCATGAAGTCACTATTATCAGAAAATTATTTTACATTTTTTAGAATCACAGGAAATGTATATATAGAAAATTAACCCAAAAAATTCATCATTTAAACGCTTTTTGGCTCTTGTCCACTTGCAATTCGTAACTCATTAGCAAGTTGATGAAGTCGATTTTTATGTTCTTCCATCCCTAATTTATTGAACATTAACCACTGAGTCTGTAAGTGATCAATAATTTCGTTCGCTACCTCTGGTTTCATTTGAACCTCTCCTTTTGATTTAATTAATGCTACAAAGTCTCGCCAGCCATTAGGACGCGCTCTTAAAACGTGTGGGCAGTTCTTCCCACTCCAATCCCAATGTTGCTTAACTCTATCAATTCCAAGATTAAACTGCTTGAGCAGATCAGCAGCGAGCTGAGCAGCCAAATCCTCTGCTTTTCGAATATCTCCGTCAATGTTCTCACAAATTTCAATCCCAATTGATGATGAATTACCAGGACCATTACCATCACCGCAATGCCATGCCATTTCATCTAAAGGTAAATGCTGAATAATGCGTTTATCATCTACAGTAAAATGCCAAGATGCCTGACGTTGAGCAGCCGCATCACTCTTGATGTATTTAGCGTGTGAAAGAGCGTCAGCGCCTTTTCCTGCATTGCCTGTATTATGAATTGTGATGTATTTTGGGGTCATCTTACGTCCTGGGCGGTTCCTTCTCCCTGCTGGAACAAAATCTTGGATAGTCTGCATCACTGCTCATCCCCCTTCTGAAATGAATTTTTCACTCCTGAATGAATTCCAATGGCAGCCGTTGCCTCAATAAAAGCCAGCTTGCCAGCTTCCAGTAAATCTCCCCCGAACAATAAAGCGTTGATTGCATTATAAGCTACTGCCATTACAACAATAGCCAGAGGAATGTAATCATTTGGGAACCAACTCCGTGTTTTCAGCCATGCTCCTGACGCCATTACTACTGCAATTACTAAACCAATTTCTATCATCATTAGCCCACCTTTTCTTTTAGTTCTTGTAATTCGTTTTCCAAGCCGTTTAGACTGCGCTCAATCTGTTGCAATGTAGTGGTATTACGTTCTAATTGGATTACCATTCGCTCGTTATGTTCCATAAGCTTTGCTTCACGTGTCTGAGCCTGTTTAACTAGTTGGGTCTCGCGCTCTCTTCCTTCCTTTTTTGTAGAGAATAACAGCCAAACAAACAGAGCAGCGAACGGGCCCTGTTGAAGCAATGTGTTCATTACGCTCTCTTCCATGCTTTTCCCTCTCCTTATCACCCCCTAGGGGCAAATAAAATAGGGAGCCGAAGCTCCCATTAAAAAACGCCCTCTCCTGATCGGAAAAGGCGTTTATTTTTCAGTTAGTAGTTGTTCGACTTCTGGACGTATACAGATAGGGACATCTTCCAGTAACTTAAGCCCATCGTTTATTAACTCACAATAGATTTTAGCGATATATTTCATTATTCTACATCCTTTCCTGTATTAGATTGCGCAAGGATTTGCTCATATAAATCAGTAATTGCAAGTTGTAGCATCTGTTTGTCTTGTTTTAACTGTAATATTTCTTCATCTTGGGTAAGTGGTCGATCAACCTGTTCCCAAAATTGCTCCTTAGTTTTCGGATTTACACAATGTACTTGCTTTTTACCCTTTTGTTGTTCTGCCAGGGATACAAGTAGATCACTAACTATTACGAAATTCTCGAATTTATCAGGTGTTATTCCTGCGTTATCAG